TTGTATCATGGGAATCTCTGGAGGTATTGACTCCTCAACACTGTTATTCACTGCAGTGAGATACTGGGATCTTAAGCCATTGGTTATTCACTTTGACAACAACTGGAATGCTCCAGAGGCAATGCACAACATGAGAGCTCTGGTTGAAAAGCTCGGAGTTGATTGTATCACATACAATGTCAACAAAGCTGAATACGATAGACTCAATGATGCTTTCCTTTGGGCTGGTATTCCAGATGCTGATATTCCAAATGATATTGCAATGACTAAGCTGATGTATGATACTGCATTCAAGTACAATATCAAGTACATTCTTAATGGTCACGATTTTAGAACAGAAGGATCAACTCCAAAAGGTTGGACTTATATGGATGCCAAATACATTGAATCTGTTTATAACAAATACACTGGACTCAAGCTTCACAACTATCCTCTTTTCACTTTCAAGGACCAATTATTCTATGCCTTGATAGGTATCAAGAATGTGAGACCATTTCATTATGGATTTGATAGAGAATCAATGGAGGCTGAAATGAAACGGCTGATCAATTGGCAAGATTATGGTGGCAAGCATTGTGAGAATGTTTACACTGAGTTTGTTGGATCATTCCTTCTACCAGAGAAATTCGGCATTGATAAGAGAATTGTTTATCTTGCAGCTCAAGTCAGATCTGGAAAGATATCAAAGGAAGAGGCAAAGCAACAGCTTAGCAATAAATCAGAGTTTGATTTCACAAAGCTTGGAGCATCCGCTGAGAGAATGCTCAGATTGGTTAATCTACACAAAAGAGATCGAGGATTCTTTGATAAATATGACTTTAAAAAATACAAGCATCTAATCTGGATACTTGCAAAGCTTAAAGTTGTACCATATACTTTCTATGTTAAATATTGTAAATAACCGAACAATAATATATATTAAGAACAATGGCATATTCCGATGAGTTTATAATACATCTGGAGGAACTTGCTCATATCTATATTGAGGAGTGTCTTAACCATAAGAAAGAAATGATATCTAATAAAGGAGATATTGTAATGGTGTTAGATAGACATATTCCAACGATAGACTATTTTCTAAGAATTTGGATTCCTATTGTGAGGAAAGATAAGAGTATTCATAGAGATACTTATTATGCTTGGTTGAACTCTGATGATAAACTCAAATCCGACACTATCAAAAAAATAGATGACCTATTCAAAGGCTTAGCCATTGATATTGTTGGCAATGAAGGCAAAGGAATCTTCTATGCAAAGAACAGACTCGGCATGCATGATCGTCAACAAGTTGAGACCAGGAATGTAGAGAAGTTTGATTTTGAATGAGTACAATCAAAGGCTACAAGCCTCATGACAATCAGAGGTCCATTCATGATGCCATCAACCATGGTCATGAGAAGTACTATGCTCTGAATATTGGTAGGCAGTTTGGCAAGACAATGCTCGGCATCAACCAATTACTTTGGTGGGCTATCAATGACAAAGGTTGCAAGATTGCTTGGGTTACTCCAGTTTATAAGCAAGGCAAGAAAGTATTCTCTGAAATGGAGAGGGCAACCACAGCCAGTGGATTGTTTACTTTCAACAGATCAGACTTGATGATCTCAGGCTTTGGCTCAACCATTGAATTCTTTTCAGGGGAGAGACCAGATAATATCAGAGGTAACACATTCGATTACATGGTTGTTGATGAGATGGCATTCACCAGACCAGAGCTTTGGGATGAGGTATTGAGTGCAACTGTCTTGGTGAAAGGAAAGAAGATTATCTTTATATCAACTCCAAAAGGGAGGAATCATTTCCATAAGCTTTGCATGCAACCAAACTATGATGAGAGATATGCGTACTTTCATTTTACATCTTATGACAATCCAATGATTGATCCAAGAGAGTTGGATGAGAGAAAGCGGTCCCTACCAGATTATGTGTTCAGGCAAGAGTATCTGGCTGAGTTCATTGACAATGCCAGTGGTATATTCAGGAACGTATCTGAATGCATTGGTACTGGAGCCAAGACTGCAAAGATGTATGCTGGTCTGGATATTGGTCGAGCTGATGACTACACTGTACTCACAATTATAAACCAGGATGGACAGATGGTTGCTGCTCACAGATGGAGACATGATGAGTGGAGCAAGATCATTGAGAAGGTGGCAACACTGATCAAGCAATACAATGCAACCACATTGGTGGAGGTCAATAATCAAGGTGATGTATTCTTTGAGATGCTGGCAACCAGGTGCAAGAATATGATCCATCCATTTGTCACTACCTCAAAAACAAAGCCAATCATCATTGAGGATCTGGCTGTGGCATTTGAGCAATCAGCAATATCAATTGTGAATGAACAATGGTTGATAGATGAGTTGGATAATTTTTCTTATATTTACAATCCAAATACCAGGAACGTGACTTATTCTGCACCAGCTGGATTGCATGATGATGGTGTCATCTCAACAGCATTGGCTTGGAACTGCAGGAAGGAATACGCAAATAGAGGAAGGTATATGGCTTTAAGAGTATGAAAGAACTTGAGATTAAACTACCGACATCAATAAGTCAATGCACTCCAGATCAGATGACCAAATGGCTGATGATGGCAGAGGCAATGAAGGACCAGAAGGATGACATCACTCAGTTTCTAATATTTCAATGTCAATTGTTAAGCTTATTTTCTGGAGAGTCAATCAACAAGATTAAGCGAGCTGATGTAAACAGCATTCAAGCTGCATCTGCTCACATGCTTCAGATATTAACATCGTACAATTACCAGGAGCCAAATGAGATCATTGAGATTGAAGGCAAGCAATTCAGATTTGAGAAAAACTTTGGACACGTTTCAACTGGACAGATCATTGACTTAAAACTGATTGAGGATATCAGCCAAGATCCTTGTCAAGCTCTGGCTATCATGTATGTTGAGAAAGGGATGGAGTATTGCCAAGAGGATGACAGAGGCAGAGTGCTGAATCCAAATGAGGATAGATACAAATTATTCAAGGACCATTTCCCTGGTGATGAGTTTCTGAATTTCTTTAGTTTTTTTTTGGACTTATCAGAAAAGCGGAGGATGGCTATCTTAGGAATTCAGACAGCGAGGGCGAAGATGGAGATGATGCAGATAGCTCAAGACCAGAAGATTCGGAGTGGTTTAATTGGACAACTATCTTACATAGACTATCCAAAGAGATGGGAATCAGTGTGGACAAAGTTACGCAGCAACCTTATGTAAAGACTTTATTCTGGATGAACTACTTTAAGATAGTGGATGAAAAAGAACATCAACGCATATTAAGTAATGGCAGATCTTGATTTTCTTGATGACTTTGGGATATCAGCCAATGATGCTGAGCAACCGGCAAGCGTATATGATAGATTCTTAATTGAGATATCCAATCAGCTTGCAACAGAGTTCAGAGATTACACAAAGAAAGTTGCCAACAATACTGGAGGATTGGCAGCATCAATCATCCCAGTTCCAACTGGACAGCTGTCATTCAGATTAGAGGCTGATGATTACTATCCATTTGTTGATCAAGGTGTGAATGCTGTTGGCACCAACAATTATGGTAGTCAATTCTCATTCAACTATCCTGGTGTATCTCATAACATGGCAACAGCGATCAGTCAATGGAAAGGACTTGAGATGTCACATGCGTATGCTGTTGCATCCAACATCAAGCAACGAGGATTAAAGCCAAAGAGAATCACTGACAATGTCATCACTGATGAGGTATTGACTAAGATAGCAAATGACTTGGCTGAGATTACCGGGTTGATGTTTGAAATTAAATTTGATAAAAATACAGAAACATGGCAATAACCATATATGATGAGCCGCAACTAATTGCACCAGCTGGCAATCCTTTGGTGTTCACATTTAGCAGCAATCAGACTGCACAACCTAATTTCAGCTTTATTGTTGAGCTGTATGTTGATAGCCAGTTGAGATTGACTCAAGAGGTATTTAGGCAATTTAATACTCTTGGCCGTATTGATGTATCAGAGGCTGTGCAAAGTGTAATGTCAAATATTATTCCAACAACCAATATTGAAAATGATGCATCAACATCAATGGTCACTTATGCTATCATTGTCTATGAGAAATATGGCACAACTCCAACCATTCAAGCAAGTGATACAAGCACAACATTGAAAGCTATTAATGCAGCTCTTGAATATAAAGATTGGGTAAACTGGGACTATACTGAATATGATCCTAATGCAACTCAAAACGCTAAATTCTTAACTTATTTTCCAAGATCAAAAAAGGCTCTTTGTGGTATGGATGAGAATTTTTATCTTGGCTATTTAGAACAAACAGCATCGGCTGGTGTAACATTAGCTTGTGAGCTGTATGATATACAAGGCAATATTATTGCATCAGATTTTTCAATACCATTAACATCAGTTGAATTTAATATATTGAATGTTGGTCCACAAATAATCATTGCCAATTCAACCATAACTCAGAATGATTTTGATACTTGTTATAAATATTTTATTTATGTTGATGTTGCTGGTGTTTCAAGCACAGAAACATTTTTTATTTATGTTGATACTGAATGCAAGAGATATGACACATATAGACTACATTGGTTGAATAAGCTTGGATCATTTGATTCATTCACATTCAGCCTTGTTTCAACCGAAGCTGCAAATGTCCAGAGTTATGGATATCAGAGAGATCCAGGAGTATGGGATGGAACAAGTTACACATATCCATTGTATGCCGGTCAAGCAATTAACTTTGCTAAGACTAAGACTGAGACATTGACATTGAATTCTGATTGGATCAACCAGGACATTCAACAATGGCTGGTGAAATCTCTGTATGATAGTCCATTGGTATATCTTGAGAGAGAGAATGAAACTGAGTTTGAGCCAGTTAAGGTAACGAATTCAAACTACACATTGAAGCAACGCAGAAGAGATGGTCTGATTCAAGAGACTGTCAACATAGATAGAACATTCACATATAGATCTCAACTGAACTAATGGCTGGAGAGTTATTCATAAATGGGAGGTTGGTTGACATAGATCAAGATGCTCCATTTCCATTGACATTTAATATTAGTGATATTAAGGATCTCAATGCAAGAAAGGGCAACAAGTCAAAGACCATAACATTACCAGGAACAAAGAACAACACATCTCTGATGTTGAGTGTGTTCACCTTGAGTGCAACTGAAAAGATAAGTGACACAGAATCTGATTTTGTTGACTTTGATCCAAGCATCAAGGCAGAAGCACAATACTATCAGAATGGATTGCTTGAGTTCAATGGTGTTGCTCAGTTGATGAGCTGTAAATTACTTAATGGAATATGGTCCTTTGAGATCACTCTTGTTAGTGATACAATTGACTACATCTCAAGGTTGGCAAAGATTAAGGTTAATGAGCTTGGATTCTCAGAATACAATCACAGCTTGACATTAACAGATCAGCAAGATACATGGAATGGAATCATCCAATTGAATGGATCTCCATCCAGCAATCAAGACTCACAAGGATGGACTGGTCGAGGATATTACTACGGCTTGATTGATTACGGGTTTACTCGTCCAGCTCCATCTACATTTGGAGTTGAGCACATGCCTCCTCAAGTATTTTGTTATGAGATATTAGAGAAGGCATTTGCTTATTGTGGAATAACATGGAGCAGTCAGTTCTTTGAGAGTCAATTATTCAAGAAGCTATTGCTTGCATATCCTGGTGGAGATCTGCCAACCATTACTGATGCTCAAGCTGATAATGACAGCTCATTTACAGAGGAGCAAAATAATACTGGCGGATTTATATTCAACACTAATTTTTTAACAACTCAAGAGCCAGGAAATCCATCTGGATATTTGAATACATTCAATCAGAGTTTTGCTGATAATTATGATTGCACAACCATTCAAGATAATCTCAGTCAGATTCAATCAACTGCACCATTAAAATGGATTGCAGCATCGGAGGGATTATTCAACATCAACTATTATGGTGATCATGATCTTGATATTACAATATCTGGAAATGGATCTGGTGCATATACAGTGAATGGAGCTTATCAAGTTAGATTGGTTATTTACAAAAATAATATTCCAATATCTCAAGATGTCATTTATGATGGTGCAATCACATCCGCAACAACATCATTGACATTTAGCTTTGATTATTCAAGACAAATAAACGCATTGATAAATGATGAGATCACATTCAAGCTTGGATTCTTTCTGGAGAATACAACTATTCAAAGATTAAACATTACCAATGCAACAACCACAATTGAAGTTGTTAGCAATACTGCAAATTTGGATATTTTAAAACAAGCTCAATCATTGACAGCTGGTAGCACAGTTTATCTGGATGCTTTCCTTCCAGACATGACATGCGATCAATTCTTTAAAGGATTGGTAACTGCATTTAACTTATATGTCAAACCAAGTAATGCAGATGCAACCATTCTTGAGATTGAGCCATTGGCTGATTTTTATAATGCCAGCGGTGATGCAATTGATTGGAGTGAAAAATTAGATAGAAGCAAAGAGATTAAGATTGAGCCAACCATTAATTTTAGTTCAAAGAATTACAAGTTCAATTTTGAGCAAGAGGATGACTATTGGAACAACAGATATTTTGAAGATATCAAACAGCAATATGGATCATTTATGATTCAGAGTCAAAGTCAATTTGCAATCAATGATACTGAATTCAAGCTGCCATTCTCTCAAAGATTATTGGCTGCCATTCCAGAGGATTCACCAGGATCATTCACTGACTTGATTGTGCCAAGATCATTCCAGGTTAAGTTCAATGAGGATGGGACCAGTGTTGTTGAAAAGAAAAAAGGCAAGTCATTCATTGTTCAGCTTGGAGGATTAAGAACTGGAGATTGGACTCATAGATCAGAGAATGGATCTCCAAGTGCTGAGCTTTCATATCCTTATGTTGGTCACCTCAACAGCCTTGATTCACCATCATTTGATTTTAATTTTGGTGTTCCTAATTATGTGTTCTGGTCCACAACAACATACACAACCAACAACTTATATCTGTATCATGAAAAGTTTATCAAGGAATTGATATCAAGATTTGGAAAGCAAATCAGCTGCTCAGTTATGTTGAGACCATCAGATATCAACAGCCTTGATTTCAGAAACTTAATCAACATTGATGGAGTTGTATATAGGTTGCTAAAAGTTAGTGATTATCAGAGTGGAAAGAATACCTCAACAGTTGTCGAACTGATTCGCATAATAGAAGGAGAAGGTATCCAGACAACTATTGTGACTCCACCATATGATCCATATACAGATCCAAATGCAAGATTCACAGAAGATAGTCAAAC